TCTAATCTTAATACAATAAATTAAGTGTGCAATATATACAACTCTTTACATATTGCAATTCGTGTTTTTCACAAATCATTCTTCTTCTACCAATGTATCAAAACATTTAGGGTGTGAGCCTGAAATTATTTGTTCTCTCATTGAAGCGTCAAGGTAAGGGAAGTATTCTTGCACAGTTTTTCTAGGATTATCCCACATATACTCGTGCCAATCTTTTCTTATGACTTCTACTGTTCCTTCTTCTCGACACATAAAACATCTGTTAGTTGGAACTGTAACAATGTCATCATCAACATTCCTATTCATATATTGTGCTGAAGTGTATAAGAGTTTCTGTTCTTGCAAGGTTAAATGACCTGCACAGTTTTTTTCTTCAGGGCAGTTGCATTTAGTTATCATCATCTCTTACTCCACTAATGTCTATTTTAAAACTTGGGTGCAAGTTTTTAATATCTTGCTCTGCTCTTTGTATAGCTTCTTCTTCAGTTGTAGTTGTGTAATTTTTACTTCCAATAAAAAATACTTTATGCTTTTTCATTTTTCCCTTTCAATCAATCCAATTTCTAATTTTCTTTTTAGTAACAATCTCTCAGCTAACTCAATTTGTTCTTTGGTTTCTAAGTGATTGTAAATCTGTTCTAAGTTTTCAAAGATTGTCATTTTTTCAACACCACATCTTCTTTTTCTATTTCTTTTTTACAATGTACACATTCGATTGCAGACCAATACAAATGTGTTACTTCTACTTCCAAAGTACATTCAGGGCAATCAAACTTGTATGTTGTTCTCTTTTGATAAATCATTAGGAAGCCTTCCATTTAGTTTGCATTCTCTCTGCAATTTTTCCATATACAAACTTGCCACTTTTTTTGCTTTGAGCTTTTCTTCTTTGGTGTCTGTTCATATCAACTTCCTAACTTGTAATTTTTTGGCAAATTAAAATCTTCTATGATTCTCTGCCTAATAGATTCTTTGTTAGCTATCCACCACTTGTGGATTTTAATTTGTTCTTCTTTTAGTTTCATTCTTTATCTCCTTTTTCAATATATTTATATCGTTCTGCATAGAACTTAATTTTTTATCCATTTTTTTAATCTCGTCATAAATTATTTGTAATGACATATCAACTCCTTTTTTCATAATTAATCAACTTGGTTGGATTATAATTTGTGATTTTTAGATTGTCAATCTTCTATTATAAAAATCTTAGATTTGACAAGTAGGAGAGTTTCTGCTATCGTAGATTATGAATGAAAAAATAGAAGGAGTTAAATTGCAAAAATTTACTTACCAAGTCTTGAAATCTTTTAAACAAGATTACACAGACTTACAAAACTTCCAAGACGCTGAGCTAGTCGTGGAAGATACTATAACTCTTGATTGCTCAGGCTATCACAATCCACTAGAAGTGTTTTGGGCTTGGAGAATCAGAGAAGCTCGTATCTATAACAAAAAATTGTCAGACCAAGAGAAAAAAGTTTTCTCTTATATTGTCAGGCAAAAAGATTCTTTGAAGGGAGAAGAAGAATGAGTACAGAGAGTCAAGCACAAAAAGTTTATTCTGCTGAAGGTCGAATTAAAGGCTCACATAAAATAATGCCTGATATTCGTAAGCTAAATGCAAAAAAACTTAGAGTTAAAAAATATAAACCAACAGTTTTTAATGTTGGTGTAAATGGTGTCATTGAATCTGCAACAATCGGCAAGTACAAAGACAACACTTTAACTCTTGATGATTACTTATCTGATAAAGGAGAAGAAATAGAAATTGGTATTGAATACAAGCAATTCTCTTACGACATAAGAGTTTTTAGTGATACCCCTTCTTATAAAAGAAATGGTATAGGTAGTCCTATTCTTTATGATGAGTTCAAGGATTCTAAAAAAGCTCAAAAGGTTTTACAAGAAGCGTGGGACTATATGGTTTATGTATCGGAAAAATATGAAGGCACACAATATATTAAATCTGTTGATATGGATTCTGTACAATGGAATAAAAGAAGTTATAAAAAGGACAACAGAAGATTTGTTGTTGAGCAAGTTTATATATCAATAGAAGTTTCAAATGTTGTTCATAGAAAAGCAAGTTGGAATAAAGAATTAGAATCAGCTAGAAGTTTTTTTGCTGAAGTACCTAATCCAAATTATCAAACAACAGAACAACTTGAAGAACAATTAATTAAGAATGTTAAAAGTATTGTGTTTAGGAATAGCTTTTATAAAAAATACTTTGATACTGACATTACTTTTGAATTGCCAAACTCATACAAAGGTAATAGCTACTACAAGTGGTGGGACAATCATATCGTCATTAAGAAGTGGGCTTGTGATAAAACTGTTCTTCACGAGTTAGCACATCAAGGTAAAGGTTGTAATGGTAATCACGACAGAAACTTTACAAGTCAAATGTTAATGCTTGTCGGAACATTTATGGGTCATAAGGCTCAGATAGAATTAGAAGATAGTTATAGACAAGAAGGCGTAGATTGGGACGGCATATTTTTCCATAGTGAAGATTGCTTAAGAGATTGTGGTATCACAGATGAACTTGCACTTAAAAGAGCTAAAGGCAAGAAACAATGTGCAACCCTTAAAAGCACAATGCACCAAAACTTTAAGTCTCGTAAAAGAGTAGCTAGTCGAAGATATTAAGTTCACACTTAATCGGAACTCGGAAGCCCACCGTTCATTCGGTGGGTTTTCGTTTTAAAAAATTTTTTTTTTGCTTACCGTCAAATCGAAGGAGTAATAACTTCGTCAGGTCTTGGCTCTCGGTAAATTACATTACATCTACAGTTCACAGTTTCTTTTGCAGATAGATTTGGTGCTTTAGGATATAAAGCTCGTTCTCCACCAACAGTAAAGAAATCGTTTTGACCTACNACTTGNCCGTCAGCAGTAATGTGGGTATCTCTTGACCTTTGGAATGTTGTTTGCCATTCTTTGACAGTAATGAGACCTGAACTCTCAACTGCGTCATACTGACCAAACTGAGCCAAAGCCCCACCTTCAGTTCTAGCAATAGTCGAAGCTCTACTTAGTAANTTCTTNGGTAAGGCATTCTCNACTTGTCCTGTAATGTAGTCATAAAGAGTATCTCCATACAAACCAAGTTCAGTTCCTTCATCAATGGCTCGTCTAATTGTTCTGTTCAAATTAGCTTTAGTAGTTTTAGCTAAGTCAGGCATAACAGAATCTAACCTATCATTAACAAAGGCAACGGCTTTTCGATTGTATCTAGTTCTTGGAACAGGAGAAGTACTACTTGGTATCACATCTCCACCCTGCAATCGTATTGGATAGAATCCTTCATTGATTACCTGACTTCGAGTTTTCCTTCTGTTCTTGTAAGTATATAAATCTGTATCTTCCAACTCAGAATATCCTTTAAGAGATTCAGGTAAGAGAATACCAAATTGAAACAAGTTAAAGTCATAGACTTCTGATAAGTAAATATCATACAAGTCAAGTTTCCATTCAAGCGTAGTCTCATCTATGATATTATTTAAAATCGGAGATTCTCCATTCAAAACAAAATTTTTGTACGCAGGGTTGTCTTTGCCACGCACCATACTTCTCGTGATTTTTTTTAATTGACTACGCAACAGACCGACATAGTAATCTGTGTACCACAGTTCCCAATTCCTGAGCATAGCGTCATAGTTACGATAGATACCTTGCTTCACTTCCGTAGATGTGAGACGACTTGTTCTGTACTCTGTGTCTGCTTGTTCTCTTAGCTTATGCCTACGCACTAGTTCTGAAGCTGACTTCTCTACTTCGTCTCTCTTGTCCATAGCTCTTACTAACTTACTACTCCACCTTTGTCCTGCTGAGCCACCCCATAGCTTCCAAGCAATAACTCCATTAGTAGCTCTATCAGTTCTTCCTGCGAGAAAATCTCTAGAGTCTTGTGTTTGTAAATCTACTTCGTGTCTAGGGAAGTACTTAGCTATGTGTCGTACCTTCTCAGGACTAGCCTTTGTATTGGAGACGAGATACCGAGCAGTACCGATACCAACCGATGTACCACCTCTGCCAAACTCAGCACGGAGTCGTAGTCCTTGTTCGGCTTGTGCCTTAACTCCTTTAGGTATCGAGAAATCCAAGTCATCGTACTTTCCTTTTTTATTACTTCCACTTACGCCTGTGTCCACATTCTGACCTATACCAAGAGTATCTAAATCTATCTCCGTATTAAAGACAAACTGTCTTATATCCGAAACACTACTAGAACTATTACTATCCTTATTACTCTCTATATGACTATCTACCGTATTAGCAGTAGGGGAAGAATTTATTGCGAGGTTTTTATCCTTCTGAGTCATAGGATTCATTGTTGTTCATTAGACCTTCATACACTTCGTGTGTTGCACAAGGCATATATATTGTATTACCATTCATATCCATACTATGACTTCCTTCACAACCTAACTCTTTAGCTCTTGCTTCAGCTTCTTCTTGCGTTGTAAATTGGTCAGTAGCAATAA